GAGGTTAGGACAAGTAAGAAGCAGTCTAATGTGGTTGCACCCGCTACGCGGAGCACAGCACCTAAGAAAATTAGGTTAACGCAGACACAGGTAGCTATTGCTAAAAAACTTGGAGTACCCCTAGATTTATACGCCAAAAAGGTTGCAGAAGAGATGAGGAAAGTATAATGGCTGAGAATAGAATCAAACGTGAAGAAGTTACCCGTGAAAAAACGGCCCGTAAAGCAGCTTGGACTAGGCCAGAAGTATTGCCTTCGCCTCACCCCGAGCCGGGCTACGCATTTCGCTGGATTCGGGTAAGCACGCAAGGTAACATGGACGCCACTAACGTATCCTCAAAACTACGCGAAGGTTGGGAGCCAGTAAAGGCATCGGATCACCCAGAGATTACTCTTGTGTCTATCGAGAACGAAAAGTTCAAAGACAACTTGATAATCGGTGGATTGATGCTGTGTAAAGCTCCTGTTGAAATGGTTGACGAGCGCAACACGTACTATAAAGATCAGAGTACCGCGCAAATGCAATCAGTTGACAACAGCCTAATGCGAGAAAACGACCCTCGAATGCCGTTATTTAATGACCGCAGATCGAAAGTTACCTTTGGTAGCGGGTCTTAATCAAACTATTTTATAGGTGAAATAAATGGCAACTACAGCCTCTCCATACGGGTTTGTTCCCGTACGTAAAGCTGACGGTACACCTTATGCTGGTGCCCGTGATGCTTTTCTTATTACTCCTGCTGGCGTAGCTCAGAACATCGGTTACGGCTCTCTCGTTGAGATTAATGCAGGTTATGTTCAACTAGCTTCTGGCACTGGCGCAGATGCAACTACTAACAACCTCGGTGGCAACACTATCGGTGCTCTGGGTGTGTTCGTTGGTTGTGAATACGTTAACGCTGAAGGTCAATTGATTTTTGCTCAGTACTACCCATCAGGCACTGCTAACGCTACTGCTTATGTTGTTACTGATCCGGGCGTAACTTTCCAAGTACAAGCTGACGGCGCTATTGCTCAGACTGCTCTTGGGCACAACGCTCCTTTGACTGCGGCACAGAACGCCACTACTTCAGTAAACACTGCTACTGGTAAGTCTAATGTTGCATTGGACGCCACTACTGCTACTGCTACTAAAGCGTTCAAAGTGATTGGTTTTGTAACTAAAACTGGTTCTGCCATTGGCGACGCTAAGACTGATGTCTTGGTTAAATTTAACCTACCGTACCACCAGTTTGGTACCGGCATCGTAGGAGAATAACTAGATGGCTATTTCAAGAAGTCAATTACTCAAAGAGTTGCTACCCGGACTTAACGCACTATTTGGTCTGGAGTATGCAAAATATGGCGAAGAGCACAAAGAGATTTTCGAGACTGAAACCTCTGACCGTTCTTTTGAAGAAGAAACTAAGCTGTCTGGTTTTGGCTCTGCCCCAACTAAAGCTGAAGGTTCTGCAATCGAGTACGATAACGCGCAGGAAGCATGGAGCGCACGCTACACGCACGAAACTGTTGCAATGGGTTTCTCAATCACTGAAGAAGCGATTGAAGATAACTTGTATGACTCTCTGTCATCTCGTTACACCAAAGCACTGGCTCGCGCTATGGCATACACCAAGCAAGTTAAAGGCGCAGACATTCTGAACAACGCTTTTGCTGGCACTACCTACGGCGACGGAAAAGTACTTTGTGCTACCGATCACCCTCTGGTTAGCGGTGGAACTAACTCCAACCGTCCTACTGTTGCGGCTGACCTTAACGAAACTTCTCTGGAAGCAGCTATCATTCAGGTAGCAGGCTACACTGATGAGCGTGGTCTCCTGATCGCGGCCAAGCCTAAGAAGCTAGTTATCCCACCTGCCTTGCAGTTTGTTGCAACTCGTTTGCTTGAGACTGAAGGTCGTGTAGGAACTGCTGACAACGACATCAACGCCATTATGACTAACGGCGCAGTACCCGGCGGATATGCAGTCAATCACTACCTGACTGACACTGACGCTTGGTTTATGATGACTGACGTGCCAAATGGTCTGAAGCACTTCGTACGTAGCCCAATGGCTACCTCTATGGATGCTGATTTCGATACTGGCAACAGCCGTTACAAGGCTCGTGAACGCTACTCGTTTGGTGTTTCCGATCCACTGGGTATCTACGGATCACCCGGCGCTTAATAGCGTAGTAACATGCTGTACTAAGGGGGCTTCGGCCCCCTTTTTTATGTTTGCGTAAAATCACACACTGTGGTATGTTCTCATATATCGGGAAACAATCCGGTGAATCTGACAGACCCGACTGACGACATGTAGACAGATTTGCCTTAACCTCACATGTGAGAACTTTATAATGGCTAAAACCACTTTTTCAGGCCCAGTCCGTTCGGACAACGGCTTTCAAATCCCCGTTGTAACTACTGCTAACCTCCCAGCTTTTGGTGATGTAGCTATAGGTACTGCTTATATGGTCAGCGATAACGGCGCTGGTGACGACGAATACGCTATCGTAATTAACACTGGCGCTGCTTGGGTAACTGCTATTGGCGCGGCTCTTAGCTAATAGGAGGCATTTATGTCTAGTTCTGATGTTTCCGCAAAGCGGATTACTGGTGCAGGTTCGGTAGGTGTAGGGCCAGCGCGAGTAAGGCAAGTACAAGTACTGACTAATAACTCTGGCGCGGGGCGGCTCACTATAACCGATGGTAACGGTGGAGCTACCCTATTAGATATTGATTTTGAAGCAAATGACTCTCACTCTGTTAACATACCCGATTATGGTGTGCGTTTTCAGAGTGATGTCTTTATTACTGCTTTTACCAATATCGACGCTATTACAGTGTTCTATAGTTAATGCGTAGCTATTACAAGTCCGGCGGTAAAGTCGATAAAAAGGCTATGGCGTGCAATAAGCCACGCCGGACTCCCTCGCACGCTAAGAAATCTCACATAGTTAAGGCATGTGAGAATGGCAAAGAGAAAATAATACGTTACGGTGAGCAAGGCGCATCTACAGCAGGTAAACCTAAGAAGGGCGAGTCTGCTAAGATGAAAGCTAAACGTAAATCTTTTAAAGCCCGTCACGGTAAAAATATAGCCAAAGGCAAGATGTCTGCGGCGTATTGGGCAAATAAGTCTAAGTGGTAAACATGTATTCGCCTATATGGTGAAATTATGTAGATTTATAAACATATCTAAATGGTGATATAAATGGAACCAAAAGTACCTTCTAAAGAAGAGTTTGACAAGATGACTACCGCACAAAAAGCCGCCCGTAAGCGGGAAGCTATGATGCAAAACTTAACCCTTAGCCCCGAAGAGAAAAAAGCTAAAGAAGCTATGGAAGCCAAAAATAAACCTGCCAAGAAGATGATGGCTGGTGGTATGGCTAAGAAGTATAAAGCTGGTGGCAAGCTAGACATGGTAGAAAAAGGTGGTAAGAAAGTCCCTTTTTACGCTGCGGATGGTAAAGGCAAGATGAAAGCGGGCGGTAAGGTTCGTGGCTGCGGTATGGCTCGCGGTGGTAGAGTTTGCAAGATGGTCAAGATGAAAGGTGCGTAATGCGACGCTACTACAAGAAGAGCGATTGCGGTTGCGGCAGTAAACCCCGAAAGATGAAAGAAGGGGGCACTGTAAAAGACGCGTGCTATAAAAAGGTCAAGAAGCAATATAAGGTGTTCCCGTCTGCTTACGCGTCGGGAGCCATTGCTAAGTGCCGGAAGAAAAAGGCTGGTAAGTAATGCGTACGTATTACAAGTCTGGTGGAGGAGTTCGCAAAACCGAAAAGGGTGCGGCCCTAAAGCGTTGGTTCAAAGAAGATTGGAAAGACGTTAAGACTGGAAAGGCTTGTGGTAGAAAGAAGGGAGACGGTAGGGGAACACCTTACTGCCGCCCTTCTAAACGTGTATCTGAAAAAACCCCCAAGACTTCTGGTGAGATGTCTAGTGCCGAGAAAGCAAAGAAAGTATCGGAAAAGAAAAGGCTAGGACAACCAGCAGGTAAGCCTAGACGAGTATCGGCTACTAAGCGGAGAAAGAAATAATGGCTACATCAAACTCTACAGCGTTTAACATGGAGTTCACTGAGATCGCGGAAGAAGCGTTCGAGCGAGCGGGCCGCGAGATGCGTTCTGGGTACGACTTAAAAACCGCTAGACGTTCTATGAACTTGCTTACTATTGAGTGGCAAAATCGCGGCATTAACATGTGGACTATCGACGAAGGCACTATTAACTTAGTTAAAGGCCAGACCACTCCCTATGATTTGCCCGCAGATACCATTGATTTGTTGGAGCACCAGATACGTACGGGTAGCGGAAATGCAGCTACACAAACTGACCTATCCATAAGCCGGATTAGTGTGAGCACGTACGCTTCTATCCCTAACAAGTTAACACAAGGCAGGCCCATACAACTATATATTGAGCGTTTGCGGGATAACCCCAAAGTAAATGTATGGCCACTACCAGATACTAATGACTACGTACTGTACTACTGGCGCATGCGCCGTATACAAGATGCCGGTAGTGGCGTAGAAACGGCGGATATGAACTTTAGATTCTTCCCGTGCCTAGTAGCAGGACTGGCATACTACATAGCCATGAAGCTGCCCGAGATGGCAGAAAGAGTGCCCTTGTTAAAGTCTGTGTACGACGAGCAGTTTGCCTTGGCCGCAGGAGAAGATAGAGAGAAGACCTCGGCTAGGTTTACCCCCCGCATAGGGTACGTGTAAGCATGGCTACTCAGTTTGCTTCTGATAAGAAAGCCATCGCGTTATGTGACGTGTGCGGGTTCCAGTACAAACTAAAGGAACTGAAGAACCTAGTTGTAAAGAATGTAGATACTAATTTAAAAGCGTGCCCTGAGTGTTGGAATCCAGATCAGCCTCAGAATATGTTAGGAGAGTTTCCTGTACATGATCCACAAGCGTTACGTGATCCTAGACCAGACCAAAGCCTAGGAGAGTCAGGAAACAGTAGTAGTAGGGACATACAGTGGGGTTGGAACCCTGTAGGTGGGGGAGTCGATCCTTTTGGATTAACCCCCAACATATTGTTAATAAATGGTAGTATAGGACAAGTTACTGTAACTACCTCATAGGAGCATTAAGATGCCACAAGTAGGAAATAAGACGTTTGCATACACAGATGCAGGCAAAGCAGCCGCTAAGAAAGAAGCAAAAAAGACTGGCAATAATATGACCAGTGCTTATAAAGAAGGCGGTAAAGTTAAGGTTCGTGGCACTGGCTGCGCAACTAAGGGTTTGTACGCACGCGGCCCAATGGCATAAGTTATGAACTACACTGAACTGAAAGCTAATATCCAAGACATTTGTGAGAACACGTTCACAGATGCCCAACTCGCTATGTTCACGGAGCAGGCGGAGCAGAAGATATACAACTCAGTACAGATACCTGCCCTGCGTAAGTTAGATGAAGGCCCAGTAGCTCAGACCAACAAGCTGTATACTTTACCCAACGACTACCTGTATACGTACAGCATAGCGGTAATAAGTAATAACACGTACACGTACCTGCTAAACAAAGACGTTAACTTCTTACGCGAAGCGTATCCGGTTAATACCGCCGCTAACTACGGATTACCTAAGTTTTATGCTTACTACAGTGATACTAAATTAGAGCTGGCTCCCACTCCCGATGCTAACTACGAAATAGAACACATTTACGGGCATTACCCTACGTCTATAGTAACTGCGGGTACTTCATGGTTAGGTAATAACTTTGACTCCGCACTGTTAAATGGAGCCTTGGTAGAAGCTATCCGGTTTATGAAGGGCGAGCAAGATATAGTCGCTAACTACACTAACATGTACATGCTAGCCATGAAGCAGTTAGAAAACCTTGGTGACGGTAAGTTGCGTCAGGATTCGTACCGATCTGGGCAGTTTAGAACTCCGGCGCAATAAGGAATTAAATTATGGCTATAGCTCAAGCAATGTGTACTTCTTTTAAAGTCGCTCTATTAAACGGAGAGATGGACTTTAGTAGTGATACTGCGCAGACCTTTAAGGTAGCCCTGTATACAGGAGACGCCTCTTTAGGCGCAGATACTACGGCGTATACAACTAGTAATGAAGTAGCAAACGGTAACGGATACACTACTGGCGGGTATACTCTGACCATTAGTACAAACCCTACAGACGGAGGTTCAGGCACTACAGCTTTTCTGGACTTCGCAGACGCTACGTGGGCAAACTCTACAATTACCGCTCGCGGTGCGCTTATATATAAAGTAGGAGGGGGCAACCCTTCTATAGCAGTACTGGACTTTGGGGCGAACAAAAGCACTAGTAACAGCCCTTTTACTATACAATTTCCTACGGGTAATGCTACAAGCGCCATAGTGCGTATAGCCTAAACAAACAGAATAGCCGTGTGAGGCCAAAGAAATGACAACGCAATACACTTCGATTTTAAAACTAGCCTTGCCTGTACAGGGAGAACTAAGCGGTACGTGGGGTGATGTAGTAAACGATAATATAACCTCTATGATAGAACAGGCTATAGCGGGGCGTGCGGCCATTGATTCGTGGACTGCAAACGCACACGTGTTAACCACTGCTAATGGAGTTACGTCCGAATCTAGATGTGCAATGCTAGAGTTTACTGACTCAGGCACTCAGCTAACCGGAGCGGGTAGCGTGGTATGCCCAACTCTATCTAAGATATACATAGCTAAGAACGCTTCTGGACAAAACGTAACCCTAAAAACATCTGGCGGTACCGGCATTCTAGTCCCTAACGGACGCACTATGTTCTTGTTTTGTGATGGGACTAATGTAGTTGAGGCGGTAACAAGTACTACTTCTTTGCAGTTGGGTACTAGCACGACGGTAACAGCGGTACTCGATGAAGACAACATGGCCTCAAACAGCGCCGTGTCTCTTGCCACACAGCAGTCGATCAAAGCATACGTAGATGCTCAAGTAGCCACATCCGATACTCTTGCGGAAGTACTAGCTAACGGGAACACCACCGGTGGTACAGACGTATCCGTATCTACTGATGACAAGGTACAGTTCCGCGACGCCGCTATATACATTAACTCTAGCACAGATGGCCAACTAGACATCGTTGCGGATACAGAAATACAGATAGCTGCTACTACAGTTGATGTAAATGGCATCCTAGATGTTTCTGGAAATATAGTAGCGGGCGGTACAGTTGATGGTCGTGATATAGCCACTGATGGAACTAAGCTGGACGGTATAGAAGCTAGTGCAGATGTAACAGATACTACTAACGTCACCGCCGCAGGCGCGTTAATGGATTCTGAGGTTACTAACCTAGCACAAGTTAAAGCCTTTGACTCCGCTGACTATGCTACTGCTGCACAAGGTACTACAGCAGACGCTGCGTTGCCTAAAGCTGGCGGGGCAATGACTGGTGCCATTACTACTAATAGTACGTTTGATGGTCGTGATGTAGCCACAGATGGCACAAAGCTCGATGGTATCGAAGCTAGTGCTGACGTAACAGACACAGCTAACGTAACAACCGCTGGTGCCTTGATGGATAGTGAAGTTACTAACCTAGCACAAGTTAAAGCCTTTGACTCCGCTGACTACGCTACTGCTGCACAAGGCACTACAGCAGACGCTGCTCTCCCCACTACGGGCGGTGCAATGACAGGCGCTATAACAACTAATAGTACGTTTGACGGACGAGATGTCGCTACCGATGGAACTAAGCTGGACGGTATAGAAGCTAGTGCTGACGTAACAGACACAGCTAACGTAACAACCGCTGGCGCACTAATGGATAGCGAAGTCACTAACCTAGCACAGGTCAAGGCTTTTGATTCTGCTGATTATGCCACGGCTGCTCAAGGTACTACGGCAGATGCTGCCCTTCCAAAAGCAGGTGGCGCTATGACAGGCGCTATTACAACTAACAGTACATTCGATGGGCGTGACGTAGCTACTGACGGCACTAAACTTGATGGCATTGAAGCTAGTGCAGATGTAACAGACACAACTAACGTAGTGGCTTCCCTAACCGCAGGTTCTAATATTACCATTGCTGCTGACGGAACAATTGCAAGCACTGCTTCGGGCGGTGAAGAAACCTTACAAGAAACTTTAGGTTTTGGGAATACCACAACTACTGATACTAAAATACAGTTTAGAGATAGTGGACTTTATATTAACTCTAGCGCAGATGGACAGCTTGATATTGTTGCTGATACAGAAGTGCAGATAGCTGCTCCTACAGTTGATGTAAATGGTATTTTAGATGTGTCTGGTAATATAGTAGCAGGAGGCACAGTTGATGGGCGTGACGTAGCTACTGACGGTACTAAACTTGATGGCATTGAAGCTAGTGCAGATGTAACGGACACAACTAATGTTGTAGCTTCTTTAACCGCAGGTTCTAATATTACGATTGCTGCTGATGGCACAATTGCAAGCACTGCTTCAGGTGGCGGTGAAACTCTTCAAGAAACATTAGCAATTGGCAACACCACAACTACCGACACTAAAATTCAGTTTCGTGACACAGGCTTATACATTAACTCTAGTGCTGACGGGCAACTTGATATTGTTGCTGATACAGAAGTGCAGATAGATGCTACTACAGTTGATGTGAATGGTATTTTAGATGTCTCAGGAAACATCGTAGCAGGCGGCACAGTTGATGGGCGTGATGTAGCTACTGACGGTACTAAGCTAGATGGAATTGAAGCAAGTGCTGACGTAACTGACGCTACTAACGTCACAGCCGCTGGTGCTTTGATGGACAGCGAACTAACAGCTATTGCGTCTGTTAAGGCATTGAATCAAGGCGTAGCCACTACAAACAGCCCTACCTTTGCTGGCGCGACACTTACAGACACTTTGAATGTAACGCCTGCATCTGGTTTTGCTACCATTGAGGTAGGTGGAGTTGATGGCGCGTTTATAGATTTGAAAGCGCCTAGTTCTGATGATTATGACATGCGGCTGATTACATCAGGAGGTAGCGGAGGAACAATAGATGTAGGGGCGGCAGGTGATTTATCACTGAGGGCTGGTGGTACTGAAAGAGTAACGCTACTTTCTTCTGGGAACTTAGGCCTAGGGACTGCATCTCCTACTGCCCCTTTACATATTGATTCAAATGCTATTCCAGCGGTTTTTCTAGATTCCGTTATTAATACTACTAATCCTCAGTTTGAAATCTATAACGGTAACACTTTCGCCGGTACTTTTGGAATAAACACTTGGGCTAATACAGGTAGGTTTCATCAATCTAGCAATACTGGTGCTGGTGGTACTTTTACATTTAATCATGGTACATCTGCGGAAAGCATGAGGATTGAGTCAAACAAACGAGTAGGAATTGGAACTTCATCCGCTGCCCAAGCCTTGCACGTTGTCGGGTCTATCGTAGCTACTGGTAATATTACAGCTTACTACTCTGATGAAAGACTTAAAAATTTAATGGGTACTATACCTAGTGCTTTAGATAAAGTATCTAAGCTAAACGGTTACTACTATACTCCAAACACTACTGCGCTTTCTTTAGGCGTAGAGTCTAAAGGAGTTGAAGTAGGTGTATCTGCACAAGAAATTGAAGAAGTGCTTCCTGAAATAATTGCTGATTCTGTAGTAGGTAAAGGATACAAAACAGTTATGTATGAAAAAATAACTCCTTTACTTATTGAAGCAATTAAAGAGCTTTCAGATAAAGTGAGCAGTTTAGAAGCTAAAGTTAAAGAGATGGAGAAATAATATGCCTACAGAAGAAGAACGAACAGCAGCAGAAACAGAAGCAGAAGAAGCAAGACTTCTACATGAGGCACGTTTAGCTTTACATACAAAAGTAAATATTGCTGCACAGATTTTAGATAGGGCCGCGAACAGAGCAACAGAAAGTGAAAAAGAGACTATTATTGCGGCTATAACTGCGGCAAACGGTGTAGTTTTAAACGAAGTGGTAGCGGATATTAATTCTGCTACTGAAAGCCTAGTTACATCTTATGCTGACTTACAAGAAAGAATGAATCAAGTGCCGCTTAAAGATTTAACAATCTGGGATATTGATTGCGTAGAGTCTGACCTTTCTACAGGTGCGTGTAAAATAATTCATTGGACTGCAACTAACTATGAAATAGTTGGGGACATTACGCATTCTAGTAGACAATATGGGGCTTGTCAGTTTAATTCTGATACTGAGGCTGAAGATTTTATTCCTTTTAACAGTGTTACAAAAGAAATGTGTTTAGAGTGGATAAAAGCAGAATTAAATAAAGAAGAGGTTGAAGGAGATACTACTAAAGTAAATCAAATAGAAAGAGTTATAGCTGAAGAAATTACAGAAAAAGTTACTCCTACACTTATTAATACTACAGCACCTTGGGATATAGGAGAAAATGAATAATGGCTGGTTACTGGGTAATGAACAGCTCCGGCTTTATTGCGTGGGGTGGGAGTTATACTCCTGCTATATCAATGAATGGTCAGTTTCAAGATGGCCGTAGTCCGTATGGTACACTATCTTTAAATAGCGCAGAAGTGCGTGACCTTGCATTTAGACGGCAAGCTAACAGTTCGGTTACAATAGGTGATGATGTTTATGGTAAGCAGTACGCTCCTTTTAATGGATACCTATCAACTCCTACATTTACCACTAGTGTATTTGGAACTTATGCCCCCGGATTTCCTAATTCTCAAATAGGGTCTTCTAGTAGTAATAATCCATTAACAGGTACTACTTATCTTCGCATGTGCAGACACACAGCTACTCCCGGAAATTACTCAATCGGAAATAACAAAGTTTTTTATGTCCGTGTAAAAATAAATTCAAGTGGCGTTACTTATAGAGGGGATTTACAAGTATTTGGTATGATACAAAAATCTAGTACGGGGGCAACAAAGTTTGTTTCTGCCCCTAATGTAACCTCAACAAATAGATGGAAGTGCAACGGCTGGACTACCAATGCCAATCCGGGTATGAGTAATATAAACACTAATGTAACCTCAACATCTGCACCTTTTAAAAATAAAGCACAAAACAGTCCTAGCCCAAGTAACGGTACAGGTCGAATACAGAACCCCTTTAACACTACTACATACGGAGGTAATTTTTGGTTTGAGTCAACAGGAGCAGCTAATTCTAGATACGCTCATTTAAAAAGCCCTGAGTTTGATATTGCTAGTGGAGATGTTATAGACCTTTATTATGGTATAGACTGTTCTAGCTTATCCGAATGTTATATGCAAATAAATTAATTTAGTAAGGCAGATAAGATGATTGATCCCGTCACAGCAATGTCGGTAGCCGTTAATGCATTTGGTACTATCAAGCGTATGGTGTCTGCTGGCAAAGAAGTAGAAGATACCCTGTCACAGATAGGGAGATTCTACGGTGCTGTGTCTGACCTTTCAGAGCATAAGCGACAGGCTGATAACCCTCCACTGTTTAAAAAGATCATTGCCGCTAAGTCTGTCAATGAAGAGGCTATGGAGACATACGCTAGGACTAAGCGTACACAGCAAATGGAACGCGAACTCAGGGAACTCTTGATGTACCAGTACGGCAAGGATGGCTATCAGGAACTTGTTGATCTACGCAGGTCTATCGCTGCCCAGAGAGAAAAGACTATCTACCTGCAAGAAAGAAAGCGCAAGGCGTTATTCTGGAACAGTATCCAGATCACTGGGATAGCTGTACTTGGCTATGCCGTTTACTTTGTATTCGCACTAATATTGGGAGCCATCAATGGCAACGGTTAAGGAAGCACTTTTAAAGCTGGAGGCTCACGAACGTGAATGCACAGTAAGAATGAAGGCTATCGAAGAAAAGTTTGAGCGTATAGAAAAACGACTCGACGACGGCTCTGCTAAGTTTGATCGTTTTGATATAGTCGCTAGAGGTATGTATGTACTTATTATTGGTCTGTATTGCGTGGAGAAAATGTACTAATGCTTAAACTACTACTTGGCCCCATTGCAGATTTAGCTGGCGGGTTCCTAAAAAATAAAGCTGAACAGTCAAAAGCAAAGCACGAAGCCAAAATGAGCGTGATTCAGAATGATTCTGACTGGGAAGCAAAGATGGCTGATGCTTCTGCATCGAGCTGGAAAGACGAATTTTGGACAATTGTGTTAGCGATACCCATCTTTATGGTTGGTTGGGCGATTATCACTGGGGATATGACCGTGGTAGATAGAGTAAAAGAAGCATTTGCCGCCCTTAACGACTTACCAGAATGGTATCAGTATCTACTGTTTGTGGCTATTTCCGCTAGCTTTGGCATCAAAGGTGCGAGCAAACTAATGGGTATGCGTAAATGAGGTACTTTAATCGGGCTGACTTCGACTGTCAGGAGACCGGCAACAACGAGATGAGTGACGATTTCTTGATAAAACTTGATGAGCTACGCCATGTGTGTGGTTTTCCCTTTATTATCACCAGCGGTTACAGAGACCCCAGCCACAGCATAGAGGCGCGAAAATCAAATCCGGGCACGCATGCACGCGGGATTGCCTGCGACATCAAAGTGTCCAATGGTAGTCAGTCGTATGCTATCATTAAGAACGCGCAATCAATGGGATTTAATGGTATAGGTGTAGCGAAAACCTTTATCCACGTAGACACTAGAGATACTACCCCCGTAGTCTGGTGCTACTAGAACGTACATAGGTGTTATATGCCGCTAAAGAAGTTACAGCTAAAGGCCGGAGTAAACCGCGAGAATACTAGGTACACCAGTGAAGGTGGATGGTATGAGTGCGATAAAGTACGGTTTCGTCAAGGCACGCCGGAAAAGATAGGTGGGTGGCAGCGTATATCTACGTCTGTATTCGACGGAGTATGCCGCTCTTTATGGAACTGGGTAACTCTAGGGGGTCAAAACCTCGTGGGGGTAGGTACGAACCTAAAGTTCTATATTGAACAAGGCGGACTGTACTACAATATAACTCCCATACGCGCTACTAATACGCTGACTAACCCGTTTACCACTGCATCTGGTTCGGCTACTGTAACTGTTACAGATGCAGCGGGGGGTTATGGTCTTGGGGACTTTGTTACGTTTAGTAACGCTTCCGCAGTGGGCGGGTTGACCCTCAATGGCGAGTTCCAAATCCAAACAGTGGCTTCTGGTTCATACACCATAACAGCTTCTAGTACAGCTTCTAGCGCGGCTACGGGTGGGGGTACTGTAACTGCTGTTTACCAGATAAATGTCGGCCCTGCGCAAGCCACGCCTCTAGTAGGTTGGGGAGCAAGTACGTGGGGGTCTGGAGCGTGGAGCACGGGTGCATCTTCTACAGAGTCCATACGGATATGGAGTCAGGCTAACTTTGGAGAAGATTTGTTGTTCTCGCACGGTGATGGCCCCATATATTTTTGGGACGCTAGTGGTGGAGTAAGTGGTGTGGGTGTAGAGTTATCTACCCTATCGGGCGCGTCTAATGTACCCACTACGCAAAAGTTTATTTTAGTGTCTGATATAAACAGGTTTGTATTTTGTTTTGGCGCTAACACCTTGGGTAGTGCTACCCAGAACCCCATGCTTATTCGGTGGTCAGACCAAGAAGATGCTACTAACTGGACTCCCGGCGCAACAAACCAAGCAGGCGATCTCGTACTGTCTAATGGCTCAAGAATCGTGGCCGCCAAACAAGCACGTCAGGAAGTACTAGTGTGGACTGACTCAGCCTTGTATGCACTACAGTACGTGGGCGCTCCAGTGGTATGGACTGCGCAGTTGGTGGGAGAGAACATATCCACCGCTTCTCAAAACGCTGTGGCATACGCCAATGGCGTAGCATACTGGATGGGTAAAGATAAATTCTACATGTATGATGGCCGTACTAAACCCCTAAAGTGCGACCTACGTAAGTTTGTGTTTAATGACTTTAACGAAGAACAGTACGACTCCGTGTTTGCAGGAACTAATGAATCGTACCATGAAATATGGTGGTTCTACTGTTCAAGTGATTCTCTGGTTGCTGACAGGTATGTAGTGTATAACTATCTAGAACAGGTATGGTACTACGGCACTATGACGCGTAGTGCGTGGCTTGACTCTGGACTACGTACCAATCCTCTAGCAGCTACATACACCTACAACTTAGTAAATCAAGAACAGGGCGTAGACGACAATGAAACAGGGGTTACAGCAGCTATCCCTGCCTATATTACCTCCGCGCAGTTTGACTTAGACGATGGGCATAAGTTCGCGTTTATATGGCGTCTAATACCTGACATACGGTTTGATGACTCCGAAGCAGGGTCTCCCAGTGCTACTATGACATTGCTCCCGTTAACAGATTCTGGTGCAGGGTATAACAACCCCACGTCCGTAGGAGGGTCTAACAGCGGCTCAATAACGCGCACCGCAGTGCTACCTGTAGAGCAGTTTACAGATCAACTATATACTAGAGTGCGTGGACGGCAGCTATCAATCAAGGTAGAATCTAGCGATATTGGAGTTACTTGGCAATTAGGTTCTCCCCGTATAGATATGCGACCTGATGGCAGACGATAATGGCTGTAGACAATACTAGGTATGACGTACCGTTTCGTGCTCCGGCGCTACCGTATCCTCCGCAGGTATACGACCAAGAGTCGTTTGAAGAGTTTAACAAAGTACTGCGTATTTACTTTAACCAGCTAGATAACGCACTGAGAAACGCTATGGCAGTTCAAGAACCCTACGAGCTACAAGTATCAAAAGGTCAGGTGGCTGGGGCTAGTACCGTATACAAGTTTGGGTTTAATCCTGACATAGATGGCACCGAAGAGACTGTGTGGGGTACTGGCGGTAACTACCCTTACCTTACATCTGCTTCCACTGTGTATATAAGTAGTTCTAGCACTGCCGATTCTAACGGGGGTACGGGAGCTAATACTGTAACTGTAGAAGGTGTGGACGGCAGCTACAACGCCAAGAGCGTAACTGTTAATATGAACGGCCAGACTCAGGTTCAGGTAGGTGATGCTAGCTCGTGGTTACGTGTTAACAGGATATTTGTAGCTACCTCTGGTAGTGGAGGCACGGCTGCGGGAGACATATACGTAGCTAATAGCGGAGTAGGTTCTGGAGTACCCACAGGAGTTACGTACGCACACGTCATACAGGGAGATAACCAGTCTCAAATTGCTGCTTATACAGTCCCTGCCGGACACTCTCTGTACCTAGACGACGTTACGTTTACCTCTGCAATATCCCTAGCAAACAAACACGTTACTGCAAGTTTCGTTACACGAGACTTCGGTTCTAATACGTTCCGCACACGCATAATACAGACCATGCAGAGTTCCTTGCTAGTGCTACCACTCACGTACCCGTTCAAGATAGAAGAAAAGACGGATATAGAGTGCCGAGCGTTTTCCGATACTACCAACGTAGAAGTGGGGGCGTCTTTTCAAGGCATCCTCATAAAGAACTAGGTGGTTGGTGTGGGGTTGAAATTCTATATACTTACCTCTGAAAGCATACAAGCCCTAAAGAGGCATTTTGCTCCAGATTTTAGCGCGATACCCGTAGAGCAAGCGGTAGTGATTATAAACACTTTGGATGCTAACTATGAGCGCGAAGCTGTGGAGTACTGTAGGGAGCAAGGAATAGAACACCACGTCACGGTTAGTAACGGTACCCCTGCTAGGGGCAAGAATTCGGTTATGGAGGTGTTTTTATCTTCAGATAACGACTACTGTGTTTTAGTAGACGGGGATGATTTTTTAACCAAGCATGGCGTCTGGATGTACAATCACTTAGCCACTACAGACACACCCCCAGATGCAGTATGCCTAGTAAGCCAATTCTCATATCGTCGCTACGGAAAAGGAGGAGTTATAGCCTGTAACCCGTTTACGTTGGACTACGATAAAGAACTTTCGATTGACCTATATAAAGAATTTAAAAACACTAGAGCAATAGGACACAAAAAAGCCGCTCACTTTGCTCGACTACATAAAAGCTATTATAAGAACCAACGAAAATATAGTGAGGGTAACGAAGTACACTGCCGTGTTACATGGTTTAGTCGTAAGGCTGCTACGTTTAAGTTTGACGAAAGTATACGCATAGGAGAAGATACCCTACACATGCTACGTTTAAAGCACGAAGCAATTAAAAATGGCCTACGTTTTTACTCCACCGACGAGCGACCCGCTACCTATGTCTACGACGAATGCACTTACGGTATTGTTGCTAGAGATTCTAAGTTAGGAACTGACTATGGCTGGATGGATACTTATTTAGTTGCCCTAGGGCGTATGAAGAAAAAAGGCCAGCTACATGCAAATACCTTACTTCCAGAGTTACGGATACACTATCCCTCAGACTTAGCTTACGACGATATAGCAATAGACACGTCATTTGTCCATAAGTTACCGGAGTGTGATTTTGGATTTCCTAAAAATGCTACTGAAGAATCAGTGCGCAATGCGTATTCTTTCCTACTTAAAAACGCGTTACTACGAAAACGCGAAGCTGCGTAGAGGATTATATAATGTCATACGCAAACTACTACCCTTCTAATTACCGCCCAGTATCTAGGCCGACTACATACACCACGTACTATCCTACAGATAGCGCAGGGTTTAGTAATTTTGGTACTCCAGCTCCAACTCCTGCGTTTGCTGCGTCGGGGGCTAATATAGTAGGTGGCCCTAGCACTGGAGGGCAGTTTAGCGGGGGCAGCGGGACTGGGTTTAATACCGAAGCGCCCGAACAAATTAATGTACCAATAACGGAAGAAAAAAGAGCTGAGATAGATAGGCAGTGGTTCGTACAGCCCTATGCAGGGAGAACGTCTTACGCGGAATGGAAAAAATATAGGGATTACCAACGCGGCGGGCGTAGAGTAGCTCTGGCTAAGTTTAACATGGGGGGTAACACCGGAGAGGTTATTGGCCAGCTTATAGGTAGGAAGCCTCTACGTCCCGCAGATCAACTTGCATTTGCTAGGGAAATAAGTGCGTACGCGTACGGCCTACAAAACGAAGTTCTTACCGATAGGTTGCTAGATGTTGGGTACACTAAAGAAGAACTAAATAGGATGAATTTCGGCAGTGGGGTTGATGTCGAATCTTTTAGAACTAGAAACAACGGGTTTGACTACAATAAATGGAAGTCTAGCCTAACCTCTGCTAAGGCTGACAACGCGACGCAATTTTCTGGCCTATACAGTAGAAAGTTTCAAGCATCGCTAGAGGCTAAAGATAAAGCGTTTAACGCTCTAAAAGACAATGACCCCTCTACGTTCGCTGCGGTATACGCTGCTGCGGACTTGGACACAAAAAACAGATACCTATACAGCGAGTACAAAGACGGTAACTTGTCAGGGAGCGACTATAAGGAATCTGTAGTAAATAATTTGGCCCTAGACGGTAAAAAAGTAGCTGTATTTGATGGTCAGTATTACTACTTAGAACCCCCAGAGGGTAGCGCAGATACGGGGTTCCGTGCAGACGGAGGAGAGAACGGGTCTAATAAGTTCTACAAAATAAACTTTTTCCCTTCTGACTTTGCAGCTAACAGCACCTCTAGGATGAAAGATGCTGGCATGGGTACTCACCTACTAAGAAGTGATACCCCGATGGGCCTTGTGGTGGGAGTAGACGACTTAGGACAGCTACTAGTCACAGACACTGCTCCTAATATTACGTCTGCCAATGCGTTCTTAGAATATGGAATAGGCACAAGAGGGGGACAAGTATCAGACCCCACCAGAGTATCAGGACTGGACGAATTTACGGCTATACTCCGTACTGGCGCGGCAATACTTACCGGTGGTGCTTCAGAGGCGGCGTACGTAGCGTACAAAGGTTTAAAAGGCGACACCTTAAAAACTGAAGACTGGCTTAAAGTAGCAAGTTACGCATTCCAAGATTTTGGCCAAGAGTGGTTATCGAAACAATCCGCTAACGGCCAAGAAGCTATGGCAAATGCAGATGTAGTTGCCGAGCAAGCTGTAACCGATGCTGCTAATGCAGACGAGTACTTAACCTCATTCCAAGCCGAGGCCGTGTACGATGCAGCATACGAAACGGCGCTAGCTAATAGCGGAGTGGCTACTACTTTCTTAGGAGTTGATTTAGCTACTATAGCAGAGATTTCCGACGCAATTCCCGCCGGAGTAAGCCCAGAAGACCTTACTAATATTGATGTATATAGAACTATATTATCATCGGTAGATACTATACTTGGAGGGGACAGGGCGACACAATTTGAAGAAGCGGAAATAATAGCTGCTTTAGAAGAGGAAGTTAGGCAGGACACCTTAGCCCGTGAAGCAGCACAAGCAGAAGCAGAAAGAGTAGCTGCTGAAGAAGCAGCAGCACAAGCAGAAGCAGAAGCGGAAGCGGAAAGAATAGCCATTGAAGCAGAAGCACAAGCAGAAGCGGAAAGAATAGCTGCTGAAGAAGCAGCACAAGCGGAAGCAGAAGCACAAGCAGAAGCAGAAAGAATAGCTGCTGAAGAAGCAGCGGCAGCAGAAGCAGAAGCAGAAAGAATAGCTGCTGAAGAAGCAGCACAAGCAGAAGCAGAAAGAATAGCTGCTGAAGAAGCAGTGGCAGCAGAAGAAGTAGACACTTCAGTTATAGACTCAGAGACGGGCGAAGAAGTTATAGCTACACAGCCGGATCAGGTGGAAACTGAGCAAGAACTGCCTGATGATCCTGAAGATGAACAAGAGCCTATAGAAGTTGATCCCTTTGAGCCTGATATAGAGCAGCCTGAGCTTGAAGAACCTGTAGAGGTAGAAGAGCCTGTAGAAGTAGAAGAGCCT